GGTCAGCCATCTTCTCGACAGCCCCACGAATATGTTGCACAAGCGAAAATGGCAGAGGTGCAAGGTAAAGAATCCAACGCTATGCGGCAGTTTATCATGAAGATGGCGCAAGAGGATGAGCATTTTAGAGCCTCACTAGCGAAAGACCTCACCAAGCTAGAACTGGATTCAGGCGTAAATATTAAAGGGGCGATGGTATGAGCAAACAAGAAAAAGCGACAGAGGAAGTGCAGCGTGGCGAATTAGCCAGACAGATTCTAGACAACCCCATCTATCAAGAATCGCTTATATCTATTCGAGGGGAGCTGATGCATAAATTCGAGCAAACCAGCTTTAAGGATAGTGATACCCGCGAGGAAATATGGAGACAAATTCAGACAGTTAAGCGCTTTGAATTGTATATCAAACAAGTTTTAGAAACAGGCAAGCTAGGGCGGCAAACGCTTGGCTTGCTGGATAAATTTAAAAACAGATAGAGGAATTAGTAATGTTAGACAACCGTACTGGATCTAACGACGTTAGCGTATTTGAATCCGCTTTATTTGGCGCAGAGCCGGAGCAATCCGAGCCAACTGAGGAAATAGAAGCGGTAGATGTGTCGGAAGAAGAAGCTGAAGAGGTGGAATCGGAAGACGTTACAGAGGAATCTGAAGCCGAAGAAGTAGAAGAGGCGGAAGAGGACTATGAAGAGTCAGAAACCGAAGAGAGCGAAGAAGAGCAAGCAGCCTATGAGGTGGTCGTAGATGGCCAATCTCAAGAGGTGACGCTGGATGAACTTCAGGCAGGCTATCAGAGGCAGGCTGACTACACGCGCAAGACTCAAGCAGTAGCCGACCAGCGGAAACAACTGGAAGAGCAAAGCGGTTTAGTCAAAGAGACGCTAAAAGGACTAGAGGAGAGCAAAAAACAGCTTTCCGAGCTACTTGAAGCATCTCAAAGCGCGGTTGATTGGGAAGAGCTGAGAGATACAGATCCCTCAGAATATCTCCGTCAAAAGGAGCTAATTGAACAACGGCAGAAAGCCTTACAAAAGGCAGAATCCGACGCTCAACAAGCGACTCAACTACAAACGCAAGAGGAAGCCAAACAGCTGTTTGAAAAGGTGCCGACTTGGAATGACCCCAAGCAACGGGACGCAGACAGGGAAAGAATTACGGCTTATCTCTCTACGATTGGCTATGCAGAAAATGAATACACGCACACAGATCACAGGCTAGTTTTAGCTCTTCTGGATGCGTCGAAGTATCAAGAGATGCAAAGTAAATCCGCAAGCGTAGTTAAGAAAATCAAGAAGGCTCCAAAAGTCACCAAACCCGGCAAAAAACTATCGAAATCTGACGTTAATCGTCAGGGACTTCAAGACAAGATGAGCAGATTCAGAAAGTCAGGTCGAGAAGAGGATGGTTTAGAAGTTTTTAAAGCACTCATTTAAAGGTATTACATCATGGCTCAACCAGCAAGTTCTTACAGTTCATACGATGCGGTAGGTAATCGCGAAGATTTAGCTAACGCTATTTACGATATTTCACCTACTACCACGCCATTTCTAAATGGCATTAAGAAAAACTCAGCAGCATCCACCAAACACGAATGGCAAACAGACTCTCTAGCAGCGGCTAGTGGCTCTAACTTCGTGATTGAAGGTGATGATGCGTCTACAGATGCAAGCTCGGCAACGACTCGCGTTTATAACTACACCGCAATCTCTGACAAGGTAGCGCGTGTGACAGGTACGCAAGAAGCGATTAATAGCGCTGGTAGACAGTCAGAAATGGCTTACCAAGTAATGAAGCGCTCAAAAGAGCTGAAGCGTGATGTCGAAACTATCTTGCTTTCGAATAATGCGGCAGTCGCAGGTAACGACACCACAGCGCGAGAGTGTGCAGGCGTTGAATCTTGGCTCGCCACCAACACAGATCGCGGTGGTACGGGCGTAGATCCAACGGGCGACGGTACAGATGCAGCTACAGACGGAACGCAGCGCGCGTTTGCTGAATCACAGCTACAAAGCGTTATTGCTTCATGCTGGGAGAATGGCGGCGAGCCTGACACTATTATGGTTGGCGCGTTTAACAAGCAGGCGCTAAGTGCGTTTACTGGCAACGCTTCGCGTCAGATTAACGCTGACGATAAGAAATTAGTGACCGACATTCGTGTCTATGTTTCTGATTTCGGTGACCTAGTTGTTATTCCTAACCGCTTCCAGCGTACCCGCTCAGCCTTAGTGCTTGATATGGATATGTGGTGCTTCTCAACCTTGCGAGACTTCCAAACTGTTGATCTTGCTAAGACAGGTGATACAGAGCGTAAGCAAATCCTAGTGGAGTACACGCTAGAGTCTAAGAATGAAGCAGCAAGCGGCATTATTGCTGATCTGACTACAGCTTAGATTTAACCAGCTAAAGGAGGGGAGCTTCGGCTCCCTTTTTTATTATGAAAAGAATATTAGATTCTGATGGCGAAGTAACTGAAATATTCCACTACGACCACGCAAACGGGCGAGCAGGGGTGCAGGTTGTTCAAGATGTTTCGGCGTGTTTAAAGCGCAATGAAGATGCGCGCAGCCTTGCGGATAAGTCTTGGAAAGGGGATCTACACGAAGTAGCAGCGATTCCGCGCGTAATCGTTGAGCAGTGGTATCAAGAGCTTGGCTCCAATCCATTCTCTAAAGAAAATCGACCGTGGTTATTGTCTCGACTAAATAACCGAGATTGGGCAAAACTACGAACTAAAGAGGGGCGCTTATAGTGGCTTTAAATAGCTTTCCAAACCTTAAAGCCTCATTAATTGAATGGTCGAAGCGTTCAGACGCTTTATCTATGACAGATGACTTTATTGCCTTAGCTGAGTCTGAAATGTATGCAAACGAGGTGGAGCCGTTACAGGTGCGGGAGCTAGAAGCGAGAGCAATAGCTACTCTAGCAATAGATAGCCGTTACATTGCGCTGCCTACTGATTACAATGCAATGAGACGCATTAAATTAAACCTTAGCGGTGGTGATGCAGAATTACGCTTTGTTGCTCCAGAACAAATGCGGATAGACAGCGCCACAGGAACACCTTGTCATTTTACGGTAACAGATCAGATTGAGTTTGATCGTGTGCCAGATGACACCTATACCGCAGAGATACAGTACTATCAATCCGTAAGAAGCCTATCATCTGCCAATCCAGAAAACGACATCCTTACCAAGTACCCGCAAATTTATTTACATGGTGGATTATGGGCGCTCTATACATGGGCGCTACAAGAAGATAAGGCCGAGTTCCATTATTCAAAGTTTATAGCCGCTATAAAGGGTGCGAATAAGCTATCTACAAAAGGGCGTTATGGCGCTGCGCCTTATATGCGTATCGAAGGTGCGACACCTTGAACACTATCCCCGTTAATGCGGTTGGTGAGTCTTACGAATCACGGTCTAGGCCATTATCCGCACAGAAAACGCTTAACTTTTACCCTGAAATCAACCCAGATTCGACCGCTTTACATTGCTGGTACGGGGCCAAGTTATTCTCAACAGGTATAGGCGCTAATAGAGGCATATATGAGTGGAATTCTGCTCTATATGCTGTCAATGGCACCAGTCTGGTTAAAGTCGCCTCCAATGGAGCGCAGACAGCGATAGGAACTATTACTGGCATTGAGCGCTGCGTATTTGCGGCTGATGGGAATTACCTATACATCGTAGCAAGCAGCAATGTATATCGAACAGATGGAACAACGGTTACACAAAGCACCGACACAGACTTAAGCGAGCCAAACTCAATAGCTTTCCTAAACGGCTTCTTTTTATACGATGACGGCGATTACTGAGCCACTTCCTTTCCGGGCGATGGTTTCAATATTTCCGCTTTAGATAAAGGGCAAGCTGAGTCTGTCTATGATGATTTAAAGCGTGTTTATACCTTCAAACAACAAGTTTACATGTTTAGTTCTAAGTCAATTGAACCGTGGTACACGACAGGCGGAACAGAGCCACCTATTGCAAGGGTGGAAGGCGGACTGAGCCAAGTGGGTATAGCAGGTACGCACTGTATTACTCACACGAAAGGCGCAATCTATTTTCTCGGCCATGATCGAACCATCTACAGATTAAATGGCTATGAGCCTGAGCAAGTGTCAAAGGTGGCGATTAATAACGCCGTTGAAGGTTATTCGACTGTATCAGACTGCTTTGCGTGGACTGTTAAAATTCAAGGCCAAGACTTTGTTGTTTTCACTTTTCCAAGTGAGGGCAAAACGTGGGGC